TGTGTGATGTGTGAGTTTGTTGCGGGCGGAACAAAGTTAGATACGATGGTTCAGAATGGCGGAACACATTACAGCACGCTCATCAACTGCCGACTCTATGGATCAGGAACATCGGGTAGTGGAAACGGAAACGGTGTCAAATGCGATACGATTTCACCAATCATTGTAAACTGCGTGATTGACAATCTACACGGCAACGGCATCGCTGACTTGTCAACATCAGAGGGTAGAAACGGAACATTCTTTAGTAATACGATTACTCGTATGGGTGGAAATGGTATTGACTCTGATGCGGCTGCTCAAACACAAGGCGGTGTATTGGTAGAAAACAATATTATTTACGATGTTGGTGGCTTTGCCGTCACTGCAAATGCAAACGATGACGATAGACTGCTCGGTTCACAGATTGGTATTGGCGATGCAACATCTGGAAACTTTCAGAACCTTGATGAATACGAAAATCTTTTTACAGTCACCGCAGTTGCAACAACAGATTTTGTAGATTATGCAAACCAAGACTATCGGATTCGCAGAGACTCTGCACTTTACAAGAAAGCCGAAGCAGGTAACTTGAATCTTGGTGCAATCCAAAACGAAAATTTTGAGTTTGTTTCAGTTTCCTAAATAGTATGGAGGAAATCTATGCCAGCAGGAAGATATGACATCACAGCAGAACAAGGAGCGACATTCAAGTTGTTCCTCGAATATCAAGACTCAACCGGAACTGCCGAAAGTTTAAGTGACTTCACATCTCGCATGAACGTAAGAAAATTTATCGGTGATGACGAATTAATCTTACAAATTACGGGATCACCAAGCGGTGGTGGGATTACTGGTGGTGGATCAACTGGATTTTTCTCTTTAGGTGCTGGGTTTGGTGTCTCCGGTGGAATGACACTCGATGCATCCGTCACTGGTGCAGCCGGTTTTACCGGAGGAATCTACACAGAAATTTCTGCCGCTGGTATGTCGAACGTTCCAAAAGGAAGGCATTTTTATGATATTGAACTTGTAGAGGCAACCACAGTGAGTAGAATACTTGAAGGTAAGTTTGATGTCCGAGGTGAGGTTTCTTAATGAACATAAGGATTGTGTCTGCCCTCATTGATGAGGTGCATGGACTAGAAGAGTCGGTGTTAATCACGGGTGTCGGTAAAATAAATGCAACCAAAACATTAGAAAGAGAGTTTGCAAAAAGTCCATTTCGACTTCCCGATCTCGTTGTCAATTATGGCACGGCAGGCAAAACAACAGAATCGCTGAGTGTCGGGGATTTACATGAGGTGGGTAAATTCGTTCAACGAGACATGATGGTGACGGAACTTGGGTTCAAAGAATACGAAACGCCGTTTGATGCCACTTACATCATCGAGAACGGACGATCAGATTTAACTTGTGGGACTGGAGATAGTTTCTGGACACCAAAAAATAAAAAAAATTTTGAAATTGTTGACATGGAAGCGTATGCACTTGCAAAGGTGTGTCAAGATCATGGTGTGGAATTTAGATGTTTCAAATTCATCTCTGACGGGGGAGATCCCGACGAGTGGAAAGAGAATGTGAGTAAAGGTAGCGTTCTGTTTGCAAACAAACTAAAGCAAATACGAGAGGAGGAAATGAAATGAAACTCATTCTTATTCACACCACCGATATAAATAAAGTAGTAAGAAACGGCACCGAATCTGGTGCGATTAAATTAATTGTCAGAAAAGGCAAAGACATAACTTCGATTAAAAGAACTTATTAGTATGGAGGATTTATTATGAAGTTAGTGAGTTTGTTATTGGGTTTTTTTTCTTTTACTCTTGCGTTAGGATCCGAAGCATCTGGAACTCTATTGCAAGAGAGCGAAGAGACGACTGCGGGTGCTAGTTCCATTGAGTATGGAATCATCAAACTTGTAGATCGTGGTAGACTTACACCGTTCGGAAGAACCTACGATATCTACCTCGACACAGATGGTAGAGTCCCTTCGTTCCTACACGCTGGTCGCTCATGGATCTGTGATCCAGACAACGACGATGGACCGTTTGATACCCTCGGTAAAGAAAACAAAGATGCTTGGATTGAAATTGAAAATGTAGAGGGTAAAGATCCTCTCTGGTTCAATTATGGTAGCACCACCAATCCCCTGTCTGATGTCCGAACAAATGGCATGGACGATTGGTATTATGACTATGATCTTGACTGGTGGTTGTGTCAGTTAGACAACCCGCTTCAACGATCCTACTTCCAACCAAGAGTTGCTACTCGTTGGGTTCAGCCGGGATGTTGTCCAACACGAATCGCTGACCTGAACGCATTGGATTACTTCTGGGCAGACACTTGGATGCTTCAAGATCGTATTGGACTTATTTCACTTCCAAATAACGATCCCATCACCCCAAGAGTCTATCAAAAGGACGCTGACTGGATCATGCCAAACGCAGACGGAACACCAAAGCCGATGCGTGAACTTCGCAAAGATGCGATTGATGAAATTACCGACACATATCGTTGTCCTCCAACCCCCGGTCAAACCGACTCGGCTGTTCTCATCGACTTCCAGAGCAGCAATGTTGATTGGAGCAGCGACGAGTTTCCCGGTCAGTTTCGTATCATGCGTTTGACGGGTGACATTGATCGCATTTCTATGAGATTTTATATTACATACGAAGACCTTGGTGGTGCTTTGCCCGGTCAAACAACTTGCGACGAGGGTGTGAACAGACAGGATTACGCACTCGCTACTTTTAATCAAATTTCAGATACTTGCCCTACCGATCTTGATGAAGATGGTAGAACAGGTTTCAATGATTTAGTTATCGTGTTGAACGATATTTCACAAAACAAATACTATGGAAACAATGGTTTCCTTGCACTGACAACAGTATTATCACAATGGGGAGATTGTCAATGATTTTAGAATTACTTTGTTCGGCTGCGATTTCACAAATTTCTTCTGGAACCGAAATCGTTTATAAAGATTTGGGTAGAAGAACACCCTTTGGACGGACCGTTGATGTTTACATCAAGAACACTCACGGTGATATTCCAATTGCACTTGGATCAAATGGTCCCGGCACTTCTGTTGCATGGTGGATTGACGGAGATATTTGGAAGAACCACGATGATTCGCAGATGGACTTCTTGCTGAACGACCCTGCAAATGTTGAATATTTGGAACAAGAGATTCCAAACTTTTCTGACTGGGAAGCAGGTGAGTGGTGGGAGTGTATGCAAAACAATCCAAACCAAACTCTCTACTGGCAGAACACCGATGTTCCAAGATTCTATTATCAAACTGCTGGTGTTGATGGTTTATTCTGGGGTGACTATGAAACATCCTTGCAAGAGCAAGATTACTGGTGGGCAGATTCGTGGATTGTGATGAACACTCCGTGGCAACAAAACGGTAACAACGCAAACACAAATACAATCGCACCTGAGATTCCACAGTTTGTCCGCAATCTTGTTGAAGATGACCGAGTAATTTTCTGGGCTGGTGCTGCACCCCCGAACGAAGTCGGCACAGTGCTTTGTCCTCCACCAGATGAAAATGGAAACTTTGGATACCCGTGGTATTGGTCTGGTGAGTTGATGCGATTCAAGATGTTTGGCGACGATAGGTCTTGGGAGTCCACCGAGTTTGACAATCACTGGCGAATCGCTCGCATCACTGGTCCCGATTACATCGGTATCGGTGGCAGAGTCTCATACAATCCACCCGGTGGAGTAGGTGCGTATTATGAAAACGCTGGCGGTGGACAATTTTATGCTGACAACTCTTGTCCCTCTGATTTGGACGAGGATGGGATCGTTGGTTTCACTGATTTGATTCAAGTTTTATCTGATGTCTCGAATGGACGGTATCGTGTTGATGGCTTCAATGCCTTGTTGAAAGTTTTATCTGAGTGGGGAAATTGTGATGCTTGAATTATTTTTATCTGCTGTTTTACTGGGTGACGAACCTTTACCATGCGAAGAAGCACCAGTGTATGATTGCTACGGAACTCTTCGCATTGAGAATGTCGGAAGATTGACTCCGTTCGGAAACACCTATCGTTTCTACATTGACCCTGCTGGTGGTGAGTGCGAACTTCCTGCTACCGCAACCTACTCTGGTGCTGGTGCAAGACTTAACACCCAGACTCCATTTCTTCTCTACACGACTTCATCCGAGGGATACTGGAACAACCACCCCAACGATGTTCCGTGGGGAGATACATGGTCAACCGCAGAGCAAACACCATCGGGTCCGCTTCGCTACTTCTTGGGACGAGATCCACGACAGGAGTTTGACTCACACTTCCCGATGGGTGAACTTCCAGATTGTGTCGGTGTTCCCGGTCTTGGTGACAACTACCCCTGTGCAGGTGTCGCAACTCCATATCGCTTGGAGCAAACCGATACTTTGATTCTGGGTGAGGAGAAAAATATCTTCACGATGTCACGACTTGTTGTTAATGTTCAGTCAAATTCTGAAAATGCTACCATTGGTGTCAACCCATTCTTGCAAGTTACCACGAAGGGTAATGTGATGTTCAAGGGTGGAGTGAACTTCAATCTGGACGATGGCTTCCCGCACTGGGGATACTTTGACAGTTGCGGATATGTCGGTGACTGGGATGAATTCACGATCTGGGAGGATCTGAACTACAACGGTGTTGTGGATTTTGATGACTTGCTAATCGTGCTGAACGACGCTGATAAGTATGACAATGTGTTTGAAGCAATCTTGGCAATTCTCTCTAACTGGGGAAATACAAACAGTTAATATGATCTGAACAGTCGAAACTTATAAATAAGTGGACGCAAAACCACCATAATATAAGGATTCGACATGTTTAGACCATTTACTTTACTTATCACCACCGCTGCACTCGGTGACATTGCCGGTGATCCAACTGCATTTATGTCTTATGACATCTGGTCACAGGACGAAGATGGCTTCTTTTCTGCTACCGTCTCCTCCGCAGTCTACACGGAGCCGGAGCAGCAAGAAGTCATTGGACTTCCAGAGGGTGCGTTGTTGGTGACAGTCACGATTGAAAACGACTGGGAATCAACTCTTCCAATCGAAGACCTTGACATCTATGTTGGAGAAAGCACCTCTGACATTTCTGCTCTGGTGATGCCGGGATATTTCACCGACGAGCCGATTGAAAGACAAATGGAATATTTTTACAATGCCCCGGACTATGTGGATTTTGCTTACGAGACAGGTCTGTTCTCATGGGACTGGGGCTTCTCGGACGATATGAAAACAGACTCCCTGGCGCCCGGTGAAACAGCAACGGTTTGGATCGTGTCTTGGGCAGAAAATTACACAACCGCTCCCGGCGTTTTGCAAGGTGACGGAACTGCGACTGTGTTTGAAACATTTATGCCTGACTTAGAAACAATTCCTGTTCCCGCACCCGGCGCACTCGCTCTCGGTGGACTCAGTATTTTAACTGGTGGACGCAGAAGAAGAAATTGACATTTCTTAAAAATCTTGTATAAATAGAAACGAGGATGCTCATGTGAGGTCCTCGTTTTTTACTCGCTTTTTAAGGAGACAAATTATGGTTTACACTGGTTATAACTTTGGTATCGAAACGCTCATGGATTTTATCGACGAGCAAACCACGACTTTTCGTCGAGACAATTATCCTCCCTTCAATGTCATCCGACACAGTTCCGATGAAGCAACGATTGAGTATGCTCTTGCGGGATACAAGAAGGAACACATCGACATTCAAATTGTTCCCACCAAACATGGTGTGAAAGCACTTACCATCAAGGGTGATCCAGATCGTGATCGCTGGGATGGTTCCGATGAAACGATCTATGAACATCGTGGATTGTCGTTCCGTCAATTCAAGCACTCTGTTCCTTTAGCAGAATATTGGGAAGTTACAGAAGCATCATTGACAGACGGTATTCTTTTGATTAAACTTAAGCAGGAACTTCCAGAAGAAAAGAAACCTAAGACTATTGATATTGCGTGATTCAATTTCTTTTCTTTTTGCCCTCGGAGGTTTTGCCTCCGAGGGTTTTTTATTAAGGAGATATTATGAACGAAAATTTGTATTCTGCCAAACTTGGTTGCTACAAACTAAAAGAAAATGCAAAACTTCCGACGAAAGGATCTGGACAAGCAGCGTGTTACGATCTGTATTCTTGCAGTGAAGCACCGATTTTGATGGATCCAAGAGAGCGAGTGCTTATCCCCACTGGATTGGTTCTTGATATTCCCCGTGGCTTCTCTGCACGAATCCACACACGATCTGGGATGGCGGCAAAGAAAGGTATCGGTCTTTCTGTGTCACAGGGAATTATTGATTCAGATTATGTCGAAGAAGTTTTTGTGCCGATGGTAAATAACACAGAAAAATATTTTCACATTTACCCCGGCGACCGGATTGCACAACTTGAACTTGTGCGTGAAATTATTACTGATGTTTATGAAACCGAAGAAAGACCAGAGCAAAAGACCGACCGGGATGGTGGCTTTGGCAGCACAGGAGTGAAATGATGACACGAGATGAATTGCTTGCCTCGCATGAAAAACTTTGTGGTGAGGCACGAGACTTGATGAAACTGAAGAATAGAGATTATGCCGGAAATGATGGACTGGAGCCGTTTGCAAACTTTACCAGAGTGGAAGCCATGGGTATCTGTAGCACCGAACAAGGTATGGTTGTTCGTGTGATTGACAAGATTTCTCGCTTGAGTTCTTTCATCGAATCTGGTAAGATGAACCTTGAAAATGAGTCGTTCCATGACTCATGTATTGATATTATTAATTACATGGTTTTGTTGTCCGCATACGTCGGTGAGAAGGAATCGAATGAGTGACTTTTATACTTGTGTTACGGTGAAGGGTAGAAATGTCCTTTACCGTGGCATTGAAAACGGAAAGCGTGTCAAGAAGAAGATTGAGTTCTATCCGACGCTGTTCGTTACAAGTCAAAAGAAAACACAGTATCAAACCCTAGACGGTGAGCATGTCGAGCCGGTGAAGCCGGGTGACATGTATGAAACCAGAGCGTTTGTCAACAAGTATGACGACGTTTCTGGTTTCAACGTCTATGGGAACATGGACTTTGCATATCAGTTTATTGGTGAACAACACTTCGGTGCGGACGTTGACTATGATCCGAGTAAGATCGTGATTGCTAATTTCGACATCGAAACGACTTGTGACAACGGGTTTCCGAATCCAGACAACCCTGAAGAAGCAATCATAGCGATCACCATCCAAGTTGGAGATGAGATTCGTGTATTTGGTTTGGGTGAGTATTCTATTCCCGAACACACATGCACCAAGTATGATGACGAAGCACAACTGCTTCTTGACTTCCTTGACTATTGGGAGCAAAAAGATCCTGACATTATGACAGGTTGGAACATTACCTTTTTTGATATTCCTTATCTTTATTGCCGGATGCGACACTTACTTGGCACAAAGCAAGCGAATCGTTTGTCTCCGTGGAAGCAAGTGAACGAGCGTCCTATCACTATTCAGGGACGCACAAGAACAATGTATGATATTACAGGTGTCGCTAACTTTGATTACCTTGATCTCTACAAGAAGTTCACCTATGTGAATCAAGCATCTTACAAGTTGGATCATATTGCGTTCGTCGAACTCGGTGAACAGAAGATTTCATATGAAGAGTATGGGAGCATCGCTGACTTCTATCGCAAAGACTTTCAGAAGTTCATGGAATACAATGTCAAAGATACTTTGTTGGTGACAGGACTCGAAGATAAACTTCGACTCATCGAACTTGCACTCGCACTTGCCTATTCAGCGAAGGTGAACTTCATGGATGTGTTCTCTCAAGTCCGAACTTGGGATCAGATCATCTATCATTATCTTGCGGAACGAAACATCGTCATCCCATCCAAGAAGGGAACGAAGAAAAACGCACAATACGCTGGTGCTTATGTGAAAGAGCCAATCGTTGGTAAACACGAATGGATTGTTTCGTTTGACTTGAACAGTCTATATCCGCACTTGATCATGCAATACAACATTAGTCCTGAAACAATGATTGAACAGTCCGAGAATGATCGGTTTGGTATCGGAGTGGATAATCTTCTCAAGAACAGTCCTGAGATGTATAACAAACCGTGTTACGAAAAGATTAAACAGTTTACATCCGAGGGTTATTCTGTCGCTGCAAACGGAACTTGTTATCGTAAAGATGTTCGTGGGTTCCTTCCCGAACTTATGGAAAAGATGTATCTCGAACGCAAGTCGTTCAAGAAGAAGATGATCGAAGCACAGAAAGAGTTGGAGGATCTTCCAAACAAGAACATGATCTCGATGGGAAGAGCGGGTTACACAAAGAAACTGAAGAAGGACATATCAAAGTATCATAACTTCCAGTTGGTTCGCAAGATTCAACTTAACTCCGCTTATGGTGCGATTGGTAATGAGTTCTTCCGTTACTTCAATGTTGACATGGCAGAAGCGATCACGATGTCCGGTCAACTTTCGATTCAGTATATCGCAAACGAACTGAATGCGTTTCTGAACAAAACTCTTGACACAGGAGACTATGATTATGTTGTTGCAAGTGATACAGATTCTGTTTATCTTCGTCTTGGGAATCTTGTGGATAAAGTTTGTCCCAACAAGTCCAAGTCGCAGGTGGTTGAATTCCTCAACAAGTCCTGTGCAGAAATCATCCAGCCATTTATTGACAGATCCTACAAGTTACTGGCAGAACAGATGAACGCTTATGAGAATAAGATGGTGATGGAGCGAGAAGTTATCGCTGATGTCGGCATCTGGACTGCGAAGAAGAGATACATGCTCAACGTGCATGACTCCGAAGGCATTCGTTACGACACTCCCAAACTTAAGATCATGGGAATCGAAACGACTCGATCTTCGACACCGCAGATTGCCAGAAGTGCGTTGAAAGAAACCATCGCTCTTATTCTCACAGGGACTGAACCAGAACTACAAGCAAAAGTCGAAGAGATTCGACGGGAGTTTATGTGTGCTGCACCAGAAGAGATTGCCTTTCCTCGATCATGTAATGGCTTGGCTAAATATTCTAACAAGTCAACAATCTATGAGAAAGGAACACCGATTGCCGTTAAGGGATCATTGTTGTTCAACTATTATTTGAAAAAGCACAAGTTGACTAAAAAATACGAAACAATTAATGAGGGTGAAAAGATTAAATTTATTTACCTGAAGTCACCAAATCCTTTTGGTGGTTTTGACGGTAGAGATCATGTTATTTCTTTTGTCTCGACATTACCGAAAGAGTTTGATATAATCGACTTTATTGATTACGAAAAACAGTTTGAAAAATCTTTCCTCGATCCCCTGCGAAACATTCTTGGTGTTGTCGAGTGGGACTACGAGAAAAGAGCATCATTGGAGGATTTCTTTGGATGAAATTAACGTTAAACGAATTAGAAAAAATTGTGCCACTTCTTGACAAAAGAGTGAATGAACTTTTGACTATTCATAAGAAAATGATTAGTTCAGATTCTTCCACGGCTCAAAGTCTTGAAAGTATTATTGAAGAGGTGGATGTGTTTAGAACAATTAAACAAAAATTGGAGAGTGCAATCGGATGAGTTTTTTAGATAACATTATTAAGCAATCAGGAAATGAATATGCGTCTATTGTTGAAGGTGGTATTGAGAGTGATATTAATGGTTTTATTGATACCGGCAGTTATGCTTTTAATGCTCTTCTTAGCGGTAGTATTTACGGGGGCATTCCTGACAACAAGATTCTCGCACTCGCAGGAGAACAAGCAACCGGAAAGACATTCTTCTCCATTGGAGTGGTAAAGGCTTTTCTTGAGTCGAATCCAGACGCTGTTGTTCTTTACTTTGACTCAGAGCAAGCGGTGACATCAGACATGTTCAAAGATCATGGTGTTGATCCATCACGGATTGCTGTGTTCCCTGTTGACACCGTGGAGAACTTCCGTCAACAAGCGTTCAAGATTATCGAAGGTATCGAAAATACTGATAAAAAAGATCGAAAGCCAATGATGGTTGTTCTCGATTCTCTCGGTATGCTTCCAACCAACAAAGAAGTGAGTGACATTTCGGACGGTAAGAATGTTCGTGACATGACTCGGGCACAACTTGTTAAGTCAACGTTCCGTGTTCTCACTTTGAAACTCGGACAAGTCGGCATTCCGATGATCATGACAAACCACACTTACGATGTTGTTGGTGCTTACGTTCCAACCAAAGAAATGTCTGGTGGTTCTGGTTTGAAGTATGCCGCTTCAACCATCGTGTATCTGTCAAAGAGAAAAGACAAAGACGGAACCGACATTGTTGGTAACTTAATTCGTTGTAAACTTTATAAAGGAAGGTTGACGAAAGAAAATTCAGAGGTTACAGTACAACTCAACTATAAAACAGGACTGAACAAGTATTATGGACTTGTTGACTTTGCTGTTGGTGCTGGTGTCTTCGAGAAAGTCTCGACTCGCATCAAACTGCCTGATGGCAAGACTGCGTTTGAAAAGCAAATCAATAATGATCCGGAAAAGTATTACACACAGGAAGTTCTGGACAAGATTGATGAGTTCACACGAAAGGAATTTAGATATGGCAATTGATTATGATCTATTAAAAAAAGAAACATCGTTCAAGATTGTGAAAGAGGAAGATGGACTTCTTGTTTTGACACTCGCTGGAGGATTACTTGATAACACTCTTGTTGAGTTTACAGACATTGACATGTTGTTTGATGAAAATGAAAATATGAATTTATCATTCGCATATGACTTGACTGGTGAGAACGAAATCGAAATGGAAGAGAGCGAAGAACGAAACGCTTTCTTCACAAATATTTTGTTTTCTGCTCTGAATGAAACAATGTACCCAGAGGATTATGAAGGAAACTAATTTGAAATCTAGAGAAGAAGTCATTCTAGAAAATTTGGTGTTCAATGAAGAATATGCAAGAAAAGTTATTCCGTTTCTAGCGGATGAATATTTTTCTGATTCAGTTGAGAAAAGTCTTTTCTCTCATATCAAAACTTTTATTGAAAAGTATAACTCATCTCCATCCGTTAAGGCACTTGGTATCATTATTGAAAATGATGACAAGTTGGCCGGTGATGAATTCACTCGCTGTGAGGAGTATCTTACCAATCTTTCTGATGACAAAGATGTTGATATGGAATGGTTAGTCGATGAAACAGAACAGTTTTGTCAATATCGAGCCATATTCAATGCCATGAGTGAAGGTATCCAAATTTTGCAGGGAGATTCCCCTGACAAGAAATGGACATCTCTTCCTAGTATTTTATCCGATGCTCTTGCCGTGTCTTTCGACACGCACATCGGACACGATTACATTGATGACTCATCTGATCGTTATGATTTTTATCAACGAAAAGAAAAGAAGATCCCATTCGATTTGGATTTGTTTAATCAAATTACAGGTGGTGGGACTCCACTTAAAACATTAAACGTTGTCATGGCAGGAACTGGTGTTGGTAAGTCGTTGTATATGTGTCACCATGCTGCCAACTGTTTACTTCAGAACTTAAATGTTCTTTACATCACTCTAGAAATGGCAGAAGAAAGAATTGCAGAAAGAATTGATGCGAACTTGCTTGATGTTCCAGTGAATGACTTGAGAGAGTTACCAAAGAGTGTTTATGAAAAGAAGGTTGAAAAAATTAGCACAGATGTAAAGGGTAAACTTATTATCAAGGAATATCCCACTTCAACAGCAAACGCAAATCACTTCAGAGTTTTGTTAGATGAGTTAAAACTAAAGAAAAGTTTTGTCCCCGACATTATTTTTATTGATTATATCAATATCTGTTCCTCGTCTCGTCTTAAAGCAAACGGCAGTGTAAACTCTTACACATTTGTAAAATCAATCGCAGAGGAACTTCGTGGACTCGCTGGTGAATATAATGTTCCCATCTTCACTGCCACTCAGTTGAATCGTGGCGGTTCAGTTAGCACTGATGTTGGACTGGAGGACACGGCAGAATCATTTGGTTTGCCACAAACTGCCGACTTTATGTTTGCGATCACAAGCACAGAGGAACTAGAGGAGATGGGACAAGTTCTTGTTAAACAGTTGAAAAACAGATACAACAGTGCGACTGTTAACAGAAAGTTTGTGCTTGGTATTGATAGATCAAAGATGAAACTGTATGATGTCGAGCCGGAGGAGAGCGAAGGATTATCTGATTCAAATCATGATGATCAAGATGTGCCGGGTAACGGTTTTGACTTTAGACCTAAAAAGTTTGAGAGAGAAAAAGTTAGTGGTTGGAAAATGTGATGTCGATGTTTATTGATAAAAAATATATCAACTTAGTCTCAGGACAACTTGAACATTTCAAATGGAAGTCAGGTGAACTTGCTAACTGTCGATGTCCACTTTGTGGTGACTCTCAAAAGAAAAAGACAAAGTGTCGAGGTTACTTTTATAAGAAGGGAAACTCCTTCTTCTACCGATGTCACAACTGTGGCTACGGATGTAGTGTGAAGAACTTCTTGGATAAAGTTTCACCATCATTGATGAACGAATACAAAGTTGAAATGTTTGAAGAAACTTTTGGAAAGAAAAAAAGAAGAAAAGAAGTCACCATGAATTTTGTTCCATTCAAACCCAGACAAAAAGGTGTTGTCAAGGCAGAGAAAGTTTCTTCTTTGCCCGTCGAACATCCGTGTGCTGCGTTTGTCGAGAGCAGAAAAATTCCAGAGGAGTGGGTACAAAAATTACTTTACACCGATGACTTTGGTAGTTTTGTTTCTTTGTTGATAGATGATGAAACCAATTTTCCGAAAGAGGAAAGACTTATCATTCCATTTACAAATCAAAATGGTGACATATATGCCGCACAAGGAAGAAGATTGTCTGATGCAGACACTCCAAAATATTATACGGCAAAATCAAAAAGTGATGATAAACTTTGGTTTAATCTTTATGATATCGACACAGATGAGCCAGTGGTTATTGTGGAAGGACCTATTGATGCGATGTTCCTTCCCAATGCAATTGCTATGGTTGGCTCTGGTTCTGTCACTAACCTTCCAGACGAACTAAATAATGCAGAAGTAATTTATGCGTTAGACAATGAACCAAGAAACAAACAAATAGTTTCTTACTATGAAAACTTGATTGAAAAGGGTGCAAAGATTTGCATCTGGCCATCAACTGTTCGTGAGAAGGATGTAAATGAAATGGTTTTAAATGGTGTGAGTGACATCAATGATCTTATTTTATCCAACAGTTACAGTGGACTTGAAGCGTCTCTGAAATTCACGAACTGGAAAAAAATATGAGTGATGAAGCCAGAGCCTTTTTAGAAGCGGTGTTTGAATTTTCCACACACTACGCAGAGTATGTAAAAGAAATGGACGAAAGTTTACACAAACGAGCAGTTGATTACGCAAAAACTTTTACGGATGTTGAAGGTGTAGAGTTTAAAAATATTGATGAGGA